CTTTTATCTTTTCTGTTAATTACTATGTTATTTGGCAGTAAAGAAATGCAAGAAAAAATAGAAAACAATAAATTTATTTAGTTATGAAAAAGTTATTATTTATTTTAGTTTTATTGAGTGCATTTAATACTAATGCACAATTAGTTGTAAAAGAAGCTGCTAAAGATACTGTTATCTGGCAGGCAACAAAACTATCTACAGTTCCTAAGATTGTAAAGTTTACAACAGAAGGAGAAGAAAGTTATACTATCTACTATCGCAATGCAAAATACACAAGCATAACTGATATAGATTACATATCAACAGGTGACATTGAAACAACCAAGCAGTTTTATGAATTGTGTAAAGAAGTATCGTCTAGTGGCAAAGAATATAATGTGCAAGTAGATGATAAAAACCTTGTAATATCTAAAGGAACTATGGGTACAGTAATGATATGGATGTCAGGTTCTTATTTTTACTTAAGTGAAAAATACATTAATTCCATATTAGAAAAGTTATGAAAGTAGAAGTATTATTGAATGGGACAACTAAGATTGTACTTATTCCAGAAAATGAAATAGAAATTGCTATACTAAAAACTGTGTCTGTAGGTGGCATAGATGCTACAGTTATTACGCAGCATACCCAGATATTAGATAAAGTTATCCAAGAAGGATTAGTAATATCTCCAAGTAAAAGTGATGCTAACAAAAGTTAAGAGAAAGTCTATGACCATAAGACCATCAGGGAGGTCAACTGATTTTATCAGCCCCTCCTTTGGTCATGGTTGTTTGTATAACTGTACTTACTGTTATATGAAGAGACATAAGCTAGAAGGTTTAGATATTGCAACTAATACTTTGGATATACTAACAGCAATAGACCACCATGTGTGGTTTGCTGATGTAGAGAAACCTAATCAGACTGGTGATTTTATTACTTATGATATCTCATGCAATGAAGACTTTGCACTGCATGCTAAGTATCATGAATGGGAAAGAATATTTGAGTTCTTTAGAGATCACCCTCTTGCTATGGGTTCATTTGCTACTAAGTATGTGAATCCTGATCTTTTAAAATTTGATTCTGCTTATAAGATAAGAATCAGATTCAGTGTAATGCCAGAGAAGTTAAGACAGATATTAGAACCTAATACAAGTACTATCCAAGATAGATTAGATGCGGTAGTTAAGTTTCAATCAGCAGGCTATGACGTACATCTTAATTTTAGTCCTGTAGTAGTATACGATGAATGGTTAGATGATTATAAAGAATTGTTTAAGCAAATACAATCTACAATGCAAAGAGATATGTGGAGTTATACTGCTGTAAAAGCTGAAGTAATATTTCTTACGCATAATGAAGCTAAGCATGAGTACAATCTAGCCCATCAACTACCAGGAGAAGAGTATCTATGGTGTCCTGACATTCAGGAAAGTAAGACATCCCAATATGGTGGTGAAAACATCAGGTATAAGCATGATCTAAAAGCTGAGTACATCAGACAATGGGCTGAGCTACATGATCAAATTATCCCTTGGAATACAATACGTTATATATTTTAAGATATGATAAAAATTGGAAGTGCAAAATATAATGTAACTAACTTAGATCAAGTTGGTAGAAAAGTTGCTAAAGCTTTGACAAAAGATGTTGTTAATGAACACTATCTTATAACAAAGGATAAAGACAGCAATCTTAATTATTTATGGTGGATGTATAAAGATGGAAATAAGAAAGATCAATTTAATCCTTTTATTTTTAATTTTGAATTGAATCTTTTAGAAGCTCTTGATATTATAAATAAAGATCAATCAGATCACATATCTCAAATGTTAAATTCAGAAGACTTAGATAATACTTATATTGCTGTGTGTAGTATATCTTATTTAAGAAAGGAAAGAATTGAGAAGCACGGTGAATATGGAAAATCTGATAATGTATCTGATGAGTTTAAAGAAGTTATTGATAGATACCCATCTATCGTAGTTAAAAGTTATTTATCTTTTGGAAAATGAGTGAAGAAGAATTAATAGAACTAAACTTTGATAAAGTAGTAGTTACTATAGAAGAAAGCGGTGATAAAAATGATTATTACTACTACAAATATAATCTTAACGACAATTTTGTATTAATGAGTAATCCTTCTGATGAAAAAGAAGCTGGTCAGTGGTATGTAAATGATTGGGATTTAGGTATAAAAATTAAAGATATAGAAGATGTTGAATTATTGATCGCTCTTTTCAGAAAGTGGTCCAAGATCGTCTAAACTTGCGTCAACGGGCTCTTTACTTGTATGTAATTGTAGTTTTTCATTAATTATAGACATTAGAACTATTGATGCAGCTTCTTTCCAACAGTCATCGATTGTAACAGAAAGCACATCTAATGGTATAGGCGTTTTTAATATTTCTCCAGTTCTTAAATGAATATTGGTTCCTGCTTCAGGATTTCGTATATTTGTAAAAGATAACCTGGTGATATGAGTAACATTTAACTGTTCAAAATATCTTTGACCATCTTGTTCTCTAAATTCAATTCCTATAAACATACTTTAAGTGTATAATATAAAGTTAATAATTTTTTGCTTATGTTTTTAACCACATTAGTAAAAGCCGACTCTAAGTTAGGCTATGTTGATAAAAAAGATAAACTTCTTTATCAATTGTTTCTTGATAAAATAAAAGATGGACAAGAAGTAGAAGTATATTTTTCTATTAAAGGATCAAAAGCAAATGCTTCTCAAATTGCTAAAGTTCACGCTTCTATACGTGAAATAGCGTCTGAATTAGGATTTTCTTTTGAAGATATGAAACTGATTATAAAAGAAAAAGCAGGGCTTTGTTTTGAAGTACAAGACAGTGATGCTAAAAAAGTAGTGTGCAAATCTTTTGCTGATTGCAGTTACGCAGAAATTAGTTTGGCAATTGAAGCTTGTAATCAAGTAGCTGAAAAGAATAATATTATGCTTGGGTAGGTTCTACGTAACCTTCATCTCCAGGCTCTAATATCTCTTTTTCTACATATAAGTTATTTTCTTTAGCTGTTCTTTCAATTTCAGCAAGTAGTAACGTAACTGTATAAAAAGATCTTTCAAAGTCATTCATATCTTCGTATTTACCTGTCATGATTTTCTTAAGAGACTCTTCTCTTTTTGCATCATCAGTAACAGTTTGAAATAAAAAGTATGATAGAGCTTTTGTCATAAGATAATAAGACTTGTTTACTTTAATTTCTACAAGTGCATCATCTTTGAGTTCTTTTACATTAATTGCCATAATTATTAATTTTTTACAAATTTAAAAAAAATGTCAAACAAATTAGATATTGAAGATATCAAAGAGAAAGTTGCTGAAAAACTAAAACCTTCTGGATGGGACAGAATTCTTAGAGGTTTTATTTACAGTAAAGAGTTTGATGATATCATTATTACTTTAGCTAAACAAAGCAAAGATGGTAAAAGATTTACTCCGGTATTAAAAAATTGGTTTAGGGCTTTTGAAGAATGTCCTTATGAAGACTTAAAAGTAATTATTGTAGGACAAGATCCTTATCCAGGATTAAATCATGCTGATGGTATTGCTTTTAGTTTGAGTAATTCTGATACAATTCAACCAAGTTTAGAGTATATGTTTAAAGCTATAAATGATACTGTATACGATGGAATGGGTGTTTGCACAGATATGAATTTAAAAAGATGGTCTAATCAAGGAGTATTACTATTAAACACTGCTTTAACTACTGTAATTGGTAAAGTAGGACAACATCATATAGTATGGCAACCTTTTATGGCATATCTATTTGACTGGTTAACTTGGAATAACAATGGTCTTGTTTATATTTATTTGGGTAAAAAAGCTGAAGAGTGGTCACATGCTGTAAATGATAACAATTACAAGTTGTTTGCTACACATCCTGCATCAGCACTTTACAATAATCTAACTGATTGGGACTCAAATAATGTTTTTAAAACAGCAAACGAAATTCTTAAGAAGAACTATAACACAGAAATAAATTGGTAATATGGAAGACATCTTTAACAAATTAATTAAAAACAATCTTACACCTAACCAATATTATATTCTTTGGTGTGTAAAAAATAATTTAGCCCCTAAGTTCAATCTTAATCTTTCTGTTGAGATATTAAGACTTCAAAATGATGACTGGTTAAATGAAGATAAGAAACTTACTAGTAAGTCTATTATTCTTGTTCAAGAATTAGAATCTTATTTCAAGAACAGTAAGAAAAAGTCTTCTGCTAACATAATGGGAGAAGATTTTATTAAGAGAATTGATGAGTATTTAGAAATTTTTCCTAAATTTAAACTTCCATCTGGCAAATACGCTAGATCTGATAAGAAGAATTTAGAGAATAATTTTAGATGGTTTTTTGAGAACCATAGTTATGATTGGGATACGGTGATTAATGCAACAAAACTATATGTAGATGAATATGAGAGACAAGGATACAAGTACATGAGAACTTCTCAGTATTTTATCCGCAAATTAAACCCCGCTGAAAAGACCTTTGAGTCTGAATTAGCAAACTATTGTGAAGTATATCAAAATGGAGGCGGGAATTACACAGAATCACATTTTAGCGAAAGAGTAGTATGAGGCGATTTAAGCTTTTTACAATTGCAGTACTGGGAAGTATAATAGGATACTTTGCGATAAATACTTTTATTGTACAAGTAAATATTTTTCAATATTTGGTAATTGAGTTTATTGTAACAATTCTTCACACATTATATAATGTAGCAAAGAATCAAGAGCAACCAGCATAAAAAACATATGAGTGATGTAAAAAAGACTCCCAAGAAAAAGTGGAATAGTCAAAGAGAAGGTTTTCAAGAATCTTTAAAATACTTGCAAGGTAGAATGCAAGGGCAAATAAAGAGTATAAGAACACCTTGGGCAAAGTTTAATGATGCAACCACAGATGGTTTAGAATGGAATACTATCAATGTTATTGGTGGTAGACCAGCAAGTGGTAAGACATTAATAGCTGAACAAATTGTTAGAGAATCTTTTGTTCTAAATCCAGGCGAAGACTTTAGAGTACTACAGTTTCAATTTGAAATGCTTGCAAGAACTTCAGCAATACGTGAGTATTCAAGTATTGTTGGTAAATCTTATAAGTATCTATGTAGTGCTGATGGTAAACTAACGACAGAAGATTTACAAAAATGTTATGATTACGCAAAAAAGAAAGTACAATATCCAATAGATGTAGTTGAAACTCCTTGTACAGTTGACGATTTCAAGGAAATAGTTAGGGATTATATGCACTTTCATGCAAGTTATGATTCAGAAGGGAATATAAAATTCAAGAATGTTATTATTACTATTGACCACTCTTTATTATTTAAGAAAGCATCTTATGAAAAAGATAAGCATGACATGTTAAATAATTTAGGAGAAGCTTTAACAGCTCTTAAGAAAATTTATCCTGTAATGTTTATTGTGCTTAGTCAGCTCAATAGAAATATTGATAATCCTGAGAGAAATGAAGATGGTAAATATGGTAATTATATTCTTGAGTCTGATCTATTTGGTGCTGATGCTTTATTGCAACATGCTGATAATCTTATCGGTATAAATAGACCTGCAAAACAAAAGATTAGATTTTATGGTCCTGATAGGTATGTGATTGACGATGACAGAGTTTTAGTACTACACTTTCTAAAATGTAGAAATGGTGATACGAGAATGAGTTTCTTTAGAGCTGAATTTGAAAAGATGAAAATAGTAGAGATGATTACACCTCCTCAACAGGAGAAACGATTAACAACCAAATAATTTTTAATTATGAGTTTAACAACAAAAAGTAGTTCTGTAAACAGAAAAGAAAAGACAGAGTTGTTATTTAAGCATCATGAGTGGAAATTTAAACTTCTTGGTGAAGATGACCCACTTTTCATTGCTAAAGTAGCATATCCTCCTCCCGGAAAAAATGAGTATTTCATTGGAGTCTTTCCAAGTGAAATAAGAAAAGGTAAAGATATCTATACTGAATTTACAAGTTCAGATTTAGATGTTGAAGATCCTGAAAGAACTCTTTATAAGTGGAGATATAATCCTCACTATGAAGAAGAATATGAAAAAACAGAAGTCAGTGCTACAGGAAGTTTTAGATATCTAATTCCTGTTGCTGAATTAGTTAAGATTCAGTTTGATGAAGAACCTACATCTGAACCAGCACTATTTCCAAATTTTGAAGAAATAATGAATCCTGATTTAGATGCACCACTTAGTCAAATGACTATTAGAGACTTAGCTGCTATTATGCTATCTAAACCAGTAAGTACTAAGAGTTGGCTTAATGATTTAATTAAAAACAAATGAGTATAATACTTCCTACTAAAAAAGTAAAGGCAGAAAGAGTAAATCCCAAGAGGATGATAATATACTCTAAACCTAAAACTGGTAAAACAACAGCTTTTGCTGGTTTAGATGATAATCTCATTATTGATTTAGAAAATGGTAGTGATTATGTTGAAGCTCTTAAAGTTAAAGCTAATAATTTACAAGAATTATTAGACTTAGGTAAAGCAGTAAAAGAAGCTGGTAATCCATATAAGTTTGTTACAGTAGATACTGTGACTGCATTAGAAGATATGGTAATGCCTCTTGCAATAAAACTGTATAGAAAAACGCCTATGGGTAAAAACTTTGATGGAGATAGTGTAATTACATTACCGAATGGTGCTGGTTATTTATATATTCGTCAAGCATTTTTTCAAGTATTAGACTTTATTGATACACTTGCTCCTACAATCATCTTGTCTGGTCATATTAAAGACAAACAAGTAGATGATAAAGGTGAGATGGTAATGTCTGCAAATATTGATTTAACAGGTAAAATAAAATCTTTAATTTGTGCAAATGCTGATGCAATTGGATATATGTACCGAAAAGGAAACCAAACTATTCTTAGTTTTAAGACTGCAGAAGAGGTTACTTGTGGTGCAAGACCAGAACATTTACGAAATCAAGAGATTGTAGTAACTGAGATGATTGATGGTGTCCTTAAAACAAATTGGGACAAAGTATTTATTTAATAATTTAACAAAAAAAGAAAATGGCTTTAAGTACAACAGACTTAGGAAAAGAAGGTGGTAATGGACTACCAAAAACAATTGCTCCAGGAAATCATACTGTGAAAATTAACAGTGTAGAGCTAGAAGATTTTAAATTTATTGATGGTGCAAAACATATAATCTTGCAAGTTGAAACAGAACCTATTAGTGGGTTTGAAGGATTTATGATTGATAAAGATGATCCAAGTAAAGGTCATTATGCAGGTCAAGTTGGTAAAGTAAAAGCTAGTCAATATGCATTTGCAGATGGTACAACCAAATCTGGTATTCAAATTCAAAGAGATAGATCTATTCTTATCTTTTTACAGAATCTTTGTAAAGCTATGGATAAAAATTCTTGGTTTGCTGATCAAGATAACAAACATGATAGCATTGAAGATTTTGTTACAGCATTTAACAATGATGCGCCTTTCAAAGATGTATATCTTGATGTATGCGTTGCTGGTAAAGAATATGAAGGTAAGTCAGGATATACTAATTATGACATGTGGTTACCTAAAGGTTCAAAAGATGGTTATGCATATGTAACTAAGGGTGGTAATGTCCTTAAATACAACGAAGATGACCATCTTAAGAAAATGGAAGTTAAAGAAGTTGGTTCTTTTGGTGATGATGACTTAAGTGTCCCTCCAAAAGTGTCCACTGATTTCAGTCTTGACTAATTAGTTAAGGGGGAAGTCAAAAGCTTCCCCTTTTTCTATTACCTTTATTTTATGATTTCAACAAAAAACTTAATTGGGAATGTTAATGATGTTCCTGCAGAGTGGGTTTTTGAACATTATTTAGGATTAAGTGAAAAACTTACAGGACAAGATGTAAAGATACACTCTGTCTTTAAAAGTGAGAAGACTCCTTCAATGTTTATATATTTTAAACCTTCTAATAATCAATATAAATACAAAGATTTTTCTTCCGGTAAACAAGGGGATAAAATCAACTTAGTTGCTGAGTTAAATAGTATAACTTATGGACAAGCAGCAATAAGAATTTGTGCAGATTATGAAAAGTATTTAAAAGATAATAATTATCACTCTGTAAATGAGTATAAAATACAAAATAAGTATAGAGTATCTGATTTTGAAATGAGGCACTGGACAAATATTGATGGTAAGTTTTGGATGAAATTTAAAATTGATTCAAAAATGCTAGATGAATATAATGTTTGTGGATTATCTTATTTCACTATGCAGAAAGAAGGCGAGGGTAGCAGATCTGAAATTGTATTTAAAGGAAATTATATCTATGGATATTTTAGAGATGATGGTACTTTATATAAAATATATCTCCCGAATAATCCAAATAAGAAATTTATCAAAGTGCAGAACTATATTCAAGGTATGGATCAGCTTACTTATGATAAAGACTATTTAGTTATCACATCTTCTTTGAAAGATCTAATGGCTTTTAGAAAGTTGGGTTATAAAAATGCAGAGGCTATTGCTCCCGATAGTGAGAATACTATGATTGCAGAACAGTATATTAAATCTTTGAAGAAAAAGTATAAGAATATATGTGTTTTATTTGATAATGATGAAGCGGGTATAACTGCCGCTAAAAAATATCAAGAAAGATATAATTTAAATTATGTAATGCTTGATATGGATAAAGATTTATCAGATTCAGTAAAAACATATGGTTTAACAAATGTAAAAGAAACATTACATCCTTTATTAAAAACCGCTTTAATTTAAACAATTATGGATGACTATAGATTAGAAAGAGACGCTGATGACGCCATGGAGGCTTGTAGAAATGCTTATGATGCTGCTGATGTTATTCAAGAGCTTGTAAATCTTGTGGATGACCTTGAAAATGAAAATAGTAGTCTTAAAGAACAAGTAGAAGAAAGTTTTGAAAAGTGTGAAAAACTACAAAATGAATTAACTACTACAAAGACGCATTTAGAAGAATCTCGAAAAGAGAATCTTGAGTTATGGACCTTAGTACATAAATTACAATCAGGTGTGGACATATCGTAATAGAGAATTTAACGAATTAGATATACCAGAGGGTGCTGTAGGATTTGTTTATCACATGTCAGTAATATTAAATGGAAATTCTTATGCTTACATAGGTAAAAAGAATTTCTTTTCTAATGTAAAAAAGAAACTTGGTAAAAAAGCTTTAGCAGCACTTACTGATAAAAGAGTAAAAAAATACGCTGTAGTAACTAAACCAAATTTTATGAATTACTATAGTAGTAATCAACAATTAAAAGAAGCTCATAAAGCTGGTTTCCTAATTAAAAGGGAAATACTAAAAATATGTTATTCTAAAGCAGAGTTAACATATCAAGAAACTAAATACCAGTTTTTATATGAGGTGCTTGAAAAAGAAGAATATCTAAACGGAAATATTTTAGGTAGGTTTTATAAAATTAAATAATATGAGTAAAGAAAACGAATTTTCAGAAATGTTTCTTGCATTAGGTGTGCAAGGTATTAAAGCAGTATCTGTATTTTATGAAGGGGGTGGTGATAGCGGAGCTATTGAATCTATCATATGTACTACAGATGATTCTACAGCTAATGATTGGAGCAGTGACCCAGAATCTGTGAGTCACTATGACGACACAGTTAAAGGGCTTGTTGACTTTCCAGGTAAATACGAAACTGCTTTTCATGATATGTGTTATAGACATATATTAGATCATGTAAGTGATTGGTACAATAATGAGGGGGGTTATGGAAATATAATAGTATCTGTTCCTTCAGGTGAATTTTTTTGTAAAAACAGTATTAGAATTACAGAAATAGAAACCGAGGATTATTACGGTAACATTATTGAACACGCTGCAAGCAGTGATAAAGAATAGCAATGGCACATCCTTGGCAACATGCAAAATCCTCAGCTAAAAAGTTTGGTGGTTCAGCAATGGATTATATAGATATTCATAAATGGTTTGATGAAACCAAAGCTTGGATAGGACATAGCAAACACAGAATGTTTAGACATCATAGTGAAGGTATCTTTGAATGTGAGAAAAGATTTGGTATGACTATTACTAACTGTGATGGTAAAGAGGTGTATGTAAGATATATTGGAGAACAACATGTAAAAGAAGATTGCAACGGGTATATTCCAAGTGCAAAAGAATGGGTAGATAATATAAATACACCCACAGAATGGATGATTAGAACATTAAAAATGGAAGACTAATGAATTTAACAATTTCTGAAGCAGATAATTTATTATCTATGCTTAATTCAAATGATAAAGATAATATGTATATAGCTTTTAAAGCTATTGAAGCCCATGATTTTTCAGGACCCGACTTTGGATATCTTATTTATTTGTATAAATTTAGTAACACCTCAATACAAGATTGGTCTGAAAACGCGCCAACACCGCTTAACAAATTAAAAAAATCTTGTAATAATGAGTTGCCTACTCTTACACATGCAAAAAGTATTACACTTTTAATTGAGAATGAGGCAAACCCTGATGTTATAAATGCTTATATAGAAAAGCATATAAAAGATATAAATAGCATGTTTTATAATATGGGATATCCTATGGAGAATATTGATTTAACCCTTAATCTAAAAACTAATGAGTAAAGAAGCAACTTTAGGTAAAGCATCTAAAGAACTTATGTGGAAAGAGCCCTTCTATGGGTTCTTTCTTATTATGTTAAACAAAATTTGGAATAATAAACTTGTACCTACTGCCGGTGTAAGTAAAAATGGTATTAACTATCAGCTTACAATAAATGAAGATTTTTGGATGAGTTTATCTGAAAATCATAGAATTGGTTTATTAAAGCATGAGTTATTACATATTGCATATTTTCATCTAAGTAAATTCTTTGAATTCTCAGATAGAAAACTGGCAAATATAGCTATGGATATGGAAATCAATCAATATATTGATAAAGATTTTCTTCCTGATGGTGGTATTGATATAGATGATTATAAAGATCTTAATCTTGAACGAAAAGCAGGTACTCGTTATTATTATGAAGCTTTACAAAAAGCAAAAAATAAGAAAGATCAAACTGGTACATCAGGTGATGAAAATTTTGATAAGCTTTGTGATGCTCTTGACGAAGGTGGCGACATTATTATTATCGGCAATGCTCCAGGAAATGGAGAAAAAGAAGTTAATATTCCTAATCATGGTACATGGGAAGAATTTGATAATTTAAGTGAAGCTGAGCAAAAGATTATGCAAAAGCAATTAGATAGAATTATTCAAGAAGTTGCTGAGCAGACTGAAAAGAAAAGAGGTACTATACCTGGTCACATTAACGATTATCTTATTGCTATTAATGAAATAGAGCCTCCTAAGTTTGATTGGAAAGGATATCTTAGAAGATTTACTGGCACGAGTACAAAAATCTTTACAAAGAAGATTAGAAGAAAAGAAAATAAGCGCTATTCAGATAATCCAGGGTTAAAGATTAAAATGAAGCAACACATGTTATTAGGTATTGATACTTCAGGTTCAGTAAGTGATAATGAGTTACAAGAGTTTATGAATGAGATTTATCACATTTATAAAACAGGTGTTGATATCACTATTATTCAATGTGATACTATAATCAGATCTATAGAACCTTATAAAGGTAAATTCGAAATGGCTTTTGGTGGTAGAGGTGGTACTGAATTTGACCCGGTTTTGGAATATTATAATGCTAATCTAAAGAAATATACAAGTCTTGTATATTTTACTGATGGTGAATGTGATACTTCAGTTAAACCTAAGAACCCTGTTTTATGGGTATTATCTGAACAGTCAAATATGAATAATTCTCTACCTGGTAAAGTAATTAAATTAGAGTTATGATATGTTGTATATGTAATAAAGAATTTGATGAAATTGAAAAAATTGACATAGACGGTCATGAATTTTACTACAGAGGTGGGCATAATCCCCATCCTATAGAAGAAGAAGGAAGATGTTGTACTAATTGTAATTTCACAATTGTTGTACCAGAAAGAATGAAACTATCAATTAATAACAAAAACAAAGATTAAAAATGGCTCAAGTAAAACTAAACATTGATGACCTAAAGAATTTTATGGGACATATGGTTAAGAATAACCAGCATATTCAAGCTCAGGGAAAAGTACCTGTAGCTGTTAACATTGAAGGTGAAGCAGGTCTTGGTAAGACTTCATCTATTTTACAACTAGCAAAAGAAATGGATATGGCTGTAGTTAAACTTAACTTAAGTCAAATCGAAGAACTTGGTGATTTAATTGGTTTTCCATTTAAAGAATTTGAGATAGAAAATAAAGAAGGTAAAACTAAATGGATTCAAGATACTTTACTTGAGACTTATGTTAAAAGTGGATTTAAACCAACCGGTCAAAGTAGAATGTCGCATGCGTCTCCTGAATGGATTCAGGGACAAAGCGAGGGTGGTTTCTTGATTCTTGATGATTATACTCGTGCTGATCATAGATTTATGCAAGCTACTATGGAATTAATTGATAGACAAGAATATATCTCTTGGAAACTCCCTAAGAACTGGCATATTGTATTGACTACTAATCCAGACAACGGTGATTACAATGTTACCAGTCTTGATATTGCTCAAAAGACTCGATTCATTTCTGTTGAAGTAGATTTTGATGTTAGTGTATGGGCTAAGTGGGCAGAGAATGTAGGTATTGACGGTAGATGTATTAACTTTTTGTTGATGAATCCTGAAGTAATTACTAAATCTGTTAATCCTAGATCTATTACTACTTTCTTTAATGCAATCAGTTCTATACCTAAGTTTGAAGATGAGTTACCTCTAATTCAGATGATTGGTGAAGGTTCTGTAGGTGATGAAACAGCTAGTTTATTTACTATGTTTATTAATAATAACTTAGATAAAATAATTAGTCCTCAAGATATTATTACTAACCAAAATGAAGCTTATGTTCTTGGAGCATTAAGCTCATCTGTTGGTAAAGATGATAACTTTAGAGCTGATATTTCTAGTGTTATTACAACAAGAATTATAAATTACTGTTTAACACATGCTGATAAACATGGAGTAAATGATGCTATGATCAATAGATTGATTAAGCTTACTACAGATTGTGATTCGTTTACAGATGATCTTAGATACTATATGGTAAAAGAAATACTAAATGGTAACAAGGTTAAGTTTCAAAAACTAATGATGAATCCTGCGGTAGTCAAGATGGCTGTCAAGTAATACAATTATTAAACAGTTCCCTGTTTTTCTTTCATTTTACAACTAGAGGATAGAAATAATTCTATCCTCTATTGTTTTAATTATTTTTAATTATGAAACACTATAAATATATAAGTGGATATTCAGACTATTCACTTAATGATTTTACTGATATTATTGGAGCATTTAGTGATAATTATGTTTTGAACAATGCTCCCTTTACTCTTCATTCTGATTATACAATAAATCAAAATGAAAAACTATATTTTTTACCAGGCACAAGTGTTCCTAGAATTAAATTAAAAGACATATTTGCTCAAACAAAATCAAAAACCACAAGAAATATTGCTGAGGCTACCAAAGTAATAGGTTCTGTAAAATCTTTAGATAAACTACTAGACGCTACTTGGTATTATTGGGTAACTGTTCCAAAATTTCTGGAATTCTTAGAAATAGCACTTAACAAAGGAGATGTTCATCCAGATGATTATAAAGATACTATAGATCATGTAATAAATGATGAAATTATACTAACTGATTATGCTTTTATTAGAAATCTTAAATGTAATGAAAGCATTACATTGACACCTGAAATAGATTATATTCAAGGATCTCGTAAATTTTTACATCTTGAAGATAAATATTTTGATATATGGGATGAGCTTAAGGACTGCACTGTCTATGATGAAGCTACTCTTATCAGTTTAGTAAATGGTGACGATTCTACAAGTATTGATGAAAAAATGTTTGAGTCTTTAAGTCAAATGTTATCTAGTTCTGATGAAGATAATCATGTATTAGCTTTAGAGATAATGGCTAATTCTAATTACTCAGATAGTCTTTATTACTTATGTCTATTATTTGAACAGTTTCATTATATAATCTCTAATACTAGAACTCGTAATCATGTAAACTTTAAATCTTTAGTTTATTACATGGGATTCGCAAGTCCTAATTATGTCAGTATGACTAAAGATTCAATTGTTGAATTATTGGTTGAAAGAGATGTTTTTACACCAAAAATGGCAATGGATCTTCTGCAGAAATATAATGAAGATATTATTAACTATGGAAGTAGTGAAAAATTTGCTGTTACTAAAGTAAGTTACTCAAAAGATGTGTTAGAATATTTAAATAATAAAAAAGTAAATGAGTCAGTTGTTGATACCGAATAATGAATTAGAAGAATTTTACAATAACAAATTCTACTTTAGTTACAGTAGTATAAATAAGCTTTTATTTTCACCCCAAGCTTTTTATAAACACTATATATTAAAACAGAAAGAAGATCAAGTTGACGCTCATCTCGTTGCGGGAAGAGCGTTGCATTGTCTTCTGTTTGAACCTGATAATTTTGATGATTACTTTATAATGTTACCTGGTAAAATTCCTACAGATAGTAATAGGAAAATTATTGATCAAATATTTTATCATAATTACTTGCCAATGCAAAATGAATCACTAACTTTAGATGACTTTCCAGGTGATATTCTAGGACAACTCGTTGTAAACAACTTATACCAATCACTCAAAACAGACCCTCAAAGATTAGAAAAAATTCTTACTGATAATAACAAAGAGTATTTTGAATTTTTAAAACAGAAAGAAACAAAAACTGTTATTGACTCTAATGTAAAAGAACAAGCAGAAGAGAGTGTAAAAGTACTAAAAGCAAACGACAAGGTTAATGCTTTACTCCAATTGGATCATGACAACTCTCAAAACGTCAAAGTGTTAAATGAATTAAAGTTACAATCTGATTCTGAAAATTATGATTTTGGCTATAAAGGTATTGTAGATAATATCGTTATAGATGACAATATAAAAACAGTATTTATTAATGACTTAAAAACAACTAATAAACCAATTCAAGATTTCCCTGCTTCAGTTGATTATTATCGTTATGATATACAAGCTGCAATTTATGCAATCTTAGTATATAATAACTTTATAAAAGAAAGATCAGATGCTTATGATTGGAACTTTGTATTTACTTTTATCGTTATAGATAAGTATAACCAAGTATATCCATATCAAGTGTCTGAGAGTACTCTAGCAAATTGGGAAAGTAATTTCTATGGTATTACTGAAAGAGTAGATTACCATTATCGGCACAGAGATTATACTTTACCATACGAGCTAGCATTAGGTAATGTAAAACTCTAAATTATTATGGCAATAGATGCGCTTTATAGAACTTATTTTCAAAAATCCAAGGTGTTATTATATCCGCTTCTTGGTATTAAAAGGGGTGCTGTAGCTGTTCCTGAACAAACTTATTTGTCATGGAATACTCATTTAAACCCCGAGGATATGAAATTGATTACCATTTATCCACTACGTAAAGATTCTGAATTTTTAAATTTTGAAAAAAATGTGTTATTAAAACATCCAAGAATAACTGATTATGTTGTATTAGATAATGAAAGGTTGTTAATAACATTTGATTTTTCAGATATTAAGTATGATTGGAAATATTTTATAAATGGTAAGTATAGTAAAATGAATGTTAAACTAAAGCGCCAAATCAGAGATCACTTTGATAAAAATAGTGGTACATATACATATATTGAAAGTTTTCTTTTTCCTGAAAAATACTTTTCTTTATATGCAGAATTATTATTAGTCGAAGAATCTTTATTGAGAGATGTTGGTGAATTATGTAGCCCACCAAACCTAGAGAAAGAAAATTTAATTGCAGAAGTATTAGATTTGGAAAACAAGAAAATTCTAGGTTAATTTGTAAAACAAACTTTTAAAAAAACCAACAGATGAACACAATTGGAGGTAACATGCTTCTTGTAAAATCTTCATGGAATGATGGAGAGACTTTCAGACTTCTTCCCTTAAGTGAAGATTGTCCTTATGTAGAATGTATCTATGATCCTACAACTAAAGTATTTGTAGTAATTAGTAGAATTGTCAAAACTACTTTGCACATGCTACCTAAACTAGATGATAATGGGGACCCTGCGCCTCTTAAAACAGCTAGAAAAAATGGTAGAATGGTAAAAGAAGAGCGTAGACAAATCGAAACTTTTCAAGAATACTATGTTGAAGATTTAGATGCTATTGATGCAATTATTGATGTATTTGCAACAAATAATTCTACATTTGACTATAAGAAGTTTATTAAGTAAACTAAACCTTGTCACGATAGGTCAGGGAGTAGATTGCTACTCCCTTTCTTATCTAATCTAATTTTATTATATGCGTACACATTGGGTAATGGACTACGAAACTTTAAGTAATTGTTTTGTAGCAGTATTTGAAGATATAAAAACAACAGATACAGAAGTATTTGTAATACATGATCTTCAAAATGATATTGATAGCTTACTTGAATTTCTTAGAAGAAATATTACTCTTAATGAATGGCATGTTTCTTTTAATGGTCTTGGGTTTGATAGTCAGATTACTGAGTATATACTTAGATATTCTGAACAACTTCAAGACATGGGAGGATGTGAAATTGCATCTTGGTTGTATGATAAAGCTCAGAATATTATTTCGAGTCAAAGTGAGGGTAGATTTTTAGAATATAGCCCTAGAGATCTGCAGATAAACCAAGTTGATGTATTTAAACTAAACCATTGGGATAATCCAGCAAAAAGATCTAGTCTTAAATGGATTCAGTATACAATGGATTGGGAAAACATAGTTGATATGCCTATTCATCATAGTACAGCAATAACAACTTTTGATCAAATAGATGAGATAATTCACTATTGTAAGAATGATGTTAGCTCTACTAAGAAAATTGCATTCTTAAGCAAAGATCAAATTGCTTTGAGAAAGCAGTTAACTGATGAATATAATATCAATTTGTTTAGTGCATCCGAACCAAAAATTTCTAAAGAGTTGTTTCTACACTTCTTAAGTAAGAAGTTAGATATGAAAAAATATGATTTAAAAAATCTTAGAACCAAGCGTGATAAGATTATTGTAAACGATATTGTTCTAGACTATATCAGTTTTAAAACAGCAACATTTCAAAAACTACTAAGTAAATTTAAAGAGGTTGTAATATACTCAGATCAAACTAAAGGTGGTTTTAAATATTCAATACAATATAAAGGTGTTAAAACTGATTTTGGTTTAGGTGGTATTCATGGTGCCAGAACAAGTAAAGTCTATGAGTCTAACGATGATATGATCATTATGACTTCAGATGTTACTAGTTTTTATCCTAATCTTGCTATTAGAAATGGTTGGTCTCCTGCACACTTACCAAAGAAAGAATTCTGTGAACAGTATGAATGGTTCTTTGAAGAAAGAAAGAAGATACCAAAATCTGATATTAGAAACTATGTCTATAAGATTATTCTTAATTCAACATATGGCTTAAGTAATGATGAGAATAGTTTTCTATATGATCCAGAGTTTACAATGAGGATAACAATTAATGGTCAATTAAGCTTGGCTATGTTATATGAAATGATTACTGAAGAAATTCCAGGTGCTGTTCCACTAATGCAGAATACAGATGGTCTTGAGACTATGATTCCTAGAGAATACATAGATAAATACATGGAGATCTGTGAGCGTTGGGAAAAGATAACTAATTTACAGCTTGAGCATGATAAGTACCAAAAATTGGTACTCGGTGATGTAAATAATTATATTGCTGTTGCTGAAAATGGTAAAGCTAAGTGTAAAGGCAGATTTGAATTTGAGAATCTTGCTCTACATAAAAACAAAAGTTTTGCGGTAATTCCTCAAGCGATATATAATTACTTTGTAAATGGTATTAATCCTGAAGATTATCTAAAAAGTAATAGAAACATATATGATTATTGCGGTGGTAAAAAGATAAAAGGTGATTGGAAATTTTATGAAGAGTTTGTCCAAGACGGTAAACATACTACTCAAGACATACAAAGTACTATAAGATATTATGTATCAAACAAGGGTAGTAAGATTATTAAATATAACTATACTGACAAGAGAAGCACACAGATTGAAGCCGGGAAATGGTTGCAAACTTTATTTATTGATTACAAAGAATATGATTTTGAGAAGTATGATATTAACTATGATTATTATCTAAGTAAGATTCGTAAAGAAATTGAGAATCTAGAACCAAATGTTAATCAATTAAGTTTATTTTAATTATGCCTAGAAAAATCAACGAGGTAACAAAACAAACATTAGAAAGTGTGCCGCTACCAAATCATGCGAGCACATACACTGTAATTTCGCATAAGTCTATTATTGACTATGCATATCAAGAATTAGCCAATCAAGGATTTGGAATAAGCAGCGAGACTTATAAATCAACACTTGATGGACAAATTGCAAGAGGTATACATACCTTACATTTTAATAGCGACCCTGAATTATCTATGATGTTTGGTTGGACTAATAGTTACAACAAACAAGTTAGATTCCAATGTGTAGTTGGTGCATATGTAAACAATAATGGTTCTATCATGGTATCCGGTGAAATGGGTACCTATGCTAGAAAGCATACAGGTACAGCAGATGCTGATGTAGTAGAGCATATGAAAAACCAGATTACAAATGCATATATGTATTATAATCAGTTAGTAGCTGATAAAGAAAGAATGAAAACAATTAATCTAACAACTAAGCAACAAGCTCAATTGTTAGGTGTATTGTTTGCAGAATATGAAATATTGACAACTGAACAAGCTAGCAGTGTTCGTCAGCAAATGGGTAAACCTAGCTTCTTTTATAACGGTGGTAAAGATACTCTATGGGCATTTTATAATCATGTTACTGTAGCTCTACAAGAATCTCATCCAAAAACTTGGATGGAAGATCAGAGAATGCTTCACTGGGTAATTACTAATGAGTTCAATCTTAATGCACCTGTTCAAGAGGTTGTTGAAGATGTTGATGAAGTTAGTACGTTATCAGATCCTTTAGATAATAACTATGGTCAACCAGAGAATCAAACAAATCTTCTAGTTCAGATTGCTGAGGCAACAGGTGATGAATCTGTGCTCCAAGTTCAGTATCCTCTTACACCAGAAGATGCTTTTCCACCGATACAAGAAGAAGTAGAAAGTGGTGCAATTTTGCACCAGTCTGAGGACATAGAGATTCCATTTGACATTGATGCAAATGATGAGTTAAATGTTAAGTATATGGATCCTCTAGGTAATACATTTGAAGCACCAGTGGTAACAATGGATGTAGTTGATCTTAATGAAACTACAAAGATGGCTGTTGTAATTACAGAAGAAGAAACAAAAGAAGATGATGATGATACTTTTGATATATCATTTGATTTAAGTGGAGATGACGATGACTCCTTTTCATTAGAGTTTTAATTTTTAGTTTGTCCACAGTAAATGGGGTAGGGTTCTTATGAATTCTATCCCATTTTTTTTTAATTTTATATTATGGAAAAACAATTAAAAGCAGTAGAAAGATTTCATAAAGCCTTTGGTCAAGACAATGGTGCATGGCCTAAAAACTTAGACAAAGATGGTATAGCCTTGAGACACCGTCTTATGGCTGAAGAAAATGATGAGTATTTAGAAGCATGTGCTAAAAATTCTTTAGTAGATATTGCAGATGCTTTAGGTGATCAGTTGTATATTCTTTGCGGTACTATTCTTAAACATGGTATGCAACATATTATAGAGGATGTATTTGATGAAATACAAGCTAGTAACATGAGCAAACTAGGCGAAGATGGTAAACCTATTCTTAGAGAAGACGGTAAAATACTAAAAGGTCCTGGATTTTTTAAACCCAATATTGATAAGTACTTATGAAAGTAGAATACAAAGGAAACACTAGATATCTTCGTATAATATCTGATCAAAATAACTATGCTATTATATCAGAAGATAAAGATGGCAAAGTCAAAAATCTAAAAGTAAGTTTAGAAGATATAGGTCTAAACAAAGATAGTTTAACAAGTAAACATAAAAAGTTTATAAAGTAAAATAGGGGGATCTTCGGGTCCCCCTTTTCTTTTTTATTTAAGATTTTCAAACATCTCTGCTTTCTTAATAGCCCATTCAGGTGACCAGTTTTTACCTTTAATACCAAATAATGAAAAGAAGTGATTCCACAATTTGTATTTTCCTTCATCTTGCCATGCATAAGGCCCTACAGCTCTTTTATAATATGCTTTATCGCTACCTGTTACAATATAGAATAAATCTGTAATTAATTTAGCATATAAATCTAAAGTAGGTCCTGTAACAATTGTAGTACTATCTGTAAACTCTAACCAATCATTAACACCTAATCCTGGTAATGGTATGAACATTTCATTTTCTTTACGTATCATGATTAATTGATATAATACATGATTTGCTGCCCAACCAAAAGCTCCATATGTTTCTTCTCTACTTCGAATTTTATTAAAACGATCTTCATCTCCAGAGTCATAACCAAATAATAATACTACTGCCATATATAATAAAGCTACATAAAGACCTTCAGATATCACTTTAGTTATTGCAATTTTATCTTCCTTACTCATCAGAGGCCAATAATTTTTAGCATCTGTTACTAATTTATACATAGACTGAAAAGCAGTAATATAATATCCTTTAGTTGTAGTACCTAAATCCCAATCATATACTTCACCCCATCTATTTTCTTTTGATAAATCTGCTTGGAATCTATTTAAAAACATAGGTAATGCAAACTTTCTATAGAAGGTACCTAGTCTATATAGCAGATATTTATTAGCTTGTGCACTGTCTACATCATCAGTCATACCATTTAACTTTTTACCAAGACCTTTTATTTTCAATCTAAAATCTAAAAACTTATCGTTTTTGTAAATAGTTATATCATCACCGACTTGAATAGAGTCTACATCTTTTATTTTATTTATTTTTATTAACTCTTCTACAGTTACTTTATATTGTTTTGCTATAGATTCAAGAGTATCGCCTTCAGTAAATTCATGAGTGAGACCTTCAGTACCATATCTAGGATCAACACCTTGTTTCAATACTAACTGTTTTTCAGAATTTAATTCCCACGCATCAATATATCTTATCTGTTTAACAGAACCATCTGGTTGTACTTGATCTACTTTTTTTCTATACATCATTGCTGCAAAAAGAGTCAATCCTTCTTGAACTTCCATATGTGTTCTTGGATCATACATCCATGTACCATTTAAAAAGTCTTTAAGAAAAGTTCTAGATGTAGATTTTCCAAAATCAGCTTTAGTTTTACCTGTGATAGGATCAAAGTTTTCCATTAATTGGATCATTAAACTCTTCGGACCTTTAGAATAAACATCTTTTGTAGATAATTGTATCATCGCTTGGTGTGCCCATACTCTACCTAATGCTAATGATTGTGCATTTATATATTTTCCACCCGCTGTTTCAACAAGTGTTTGAAATAACATACCATATTTATTCTTTAAGGCTGCTGAGATATCTAAAGCTGCATAAGCTCTGTGAGCACTTCGCATTAAACCTTGCGCAATTTTAGTAATCTTTACAGAATCTTCTGAAAGAGCATCTTGACCTTGTCCATAGTATACTTTATCAATAAAATAATCTAAAGCTTGAGCTCTTTTATTATCAGTTCTTTCTGGTATAAATCTAGTTATTTTAGCATTTTTCTTATATGTTAAACTTGCTTTATTTACATTTTTAATAGCATTAGCTGGGTCATTTAAAACATCTGATAAAGCTTCTGCAATAGGCAACCCATCTTTCAATGCCTCTTGAGCATTTAATGAATACATATATTCAGCAAGAGATTTCAATGGATCTTTAGAAACAACATTTTTATCCATTCGATATAACCCCCTAATAGGTACTGTTGTAATAGGTTGACCTTGTAAATCT